TCTTCCCATTGTATGCTCTATGGTTATTCTTCCTCCGCATCTGGCGTATGGTTCTTTTCTTCTAACGCATTGTTGTGGTCTTTTCAGTATTTCTTCTAGTACGTTCTTGTTCATTGGTTTCATACTATGGTAATACCCCCCTATACTGTGCTATCATGTAAGCAAAGCCTTGGTGGGTTTGTAAGCAATGCCTGACAAGGGCGTTGTTTTATTTATGCCTAATGAGTAAAGCACAGACCAGGTCGTCGGGGGTAGGACGTTGCCTGGGTTTAACTTTAATCACTAGGTTAGTCTCGTATATTTACCTGTTACGCAGGGTATAGAACAGTTTTAAGACGTGGCTGATACTTGGTCTCATGCTGTGCATGTGATAGAGGGTGGGGCTTTGCTAGCCTCCCCTAGTTGCAGTTATGGATTGCCATAACCCCCTCTCAGATGAACATCATAGATAAACAAAAATCTCCTCTGTTATGGGTAGGATTTGCGAAGGCGTACAGTGCCTTAGGGCGAACCCTATCCTAGTCCATAACAAAAGAGACTTCTGTATCTTCACGCACTTACATTATGCCCCTTTATATGTTTAGTCTCTAGTGTATAACCTGTGTAATGTGTGGATAACTCTAGCATGGTATAATAACCCTACGTTCTTTTTCTACAATATATAGGCTCCCCACCGAGCCGGAAGCAAGATTGCGTCCCCCGTGGTCTTGTTTTTTTGTTCCGTACATGGTAAGGTCGTGGCGTATGAGTAATATATTCCAAGTACCTGCAACAATAAAAAAGATTACATCTATGCACGGGCGGTCATTACGCCTTCATGTAGACACTCAAGAGAATCTAACTGATGAAACGATGAGCCGTGTTATGTCCTTACTGGATAAGTACGGTCACTTTTGTTTTCTGGAGGATAGAGAGATAGACACCCTCGACCTTGTAACTATCCCTCCACTACCTTCTAAAGAGAAGGGAGAGAAAAGTAAGTCACAACGCTTACGGGCTGTTATGTATCTTGTAGCAAAGCAAAGGGGCGTGGACACCGAGCTATTTTACAATCAGCAGATGGAGTCCTTAATAGAAAAGTATAAAGAGAAATTAGATTAGTATGCACGAAGAAGTAAAGAAGTACCTATCAGAAAGAAACAGAAAAGCCGTTAAAGCACGTTGGGCAAAGACTACACCAGAAGAACGAAAAGCCGTATCAAAGAAGCTAAACGAGATTAAACGGAAGAAGTTATCCCCAGAGTCTTGACGGCTGTTACCGTGCATGGTACGGTGTAGACAGATGAGGGATTAACCTCGACTTAACCACAACATATGGAATATACATATGCAACTGCCTCAGACTTTAAGAGGCGACAGATCAAAACAATGGCTGACTTTCACACTCGGCAACTGGCAACGATAATGAACGAATTGAAGATGCCAAGGTGCGAGAAATGCGGTGAACATTCACACATTGTAAACCTACACGGAGATAATCCTTGTACAGCGTGTAACGAGTAATATGTCTACTCACATACACGGAGACTGCAACGGATGTGGAAGCGACCATGACGAATGGGACTGCCCACTGCTTGCAGAAACAGGGAAGGAATGTACAGACGATGATTGCAAAGAGGCATACGAAGTAACAGAAAGCTATGAGTATGACCGAGCAACCATTCATCAGTCATGAATATAAACGAGCCTTCTTTATAGATATGCTGGATTTATCTGATAAACAGGTAGCGTCCATGCCCTATACAAAGGTTCGTAACAAATTCAGGAGGGAATATAAAAAACTATTTGACCACTTATATTATGAAACTATCAGAAGTACAAGCGAAACTAAAAGCACCTAAAGGACAGACAAACACATTCGGTAAATACAAGTATCGCTCATGCGAAGACATACTTGAATCACTTAAACCTGTATTGAGCGGTAAAGCCTCTATCACTATTACAGATGAAATCGCTCTAGTCGGTGACAGGTACTACATAAAAGCAACAGCAACGTTCAAGAGTGACGAAGAAGAGGTATCTGTTACAGGGTTTGCGAGAGAAGCAGAGAATAAGAAGGGAATGGATGCCTCACAGATAACTGGTGCAACGTCCTCATACGCTCGAAAATACGCCCTGAACGGCTTATTCGCCATAGATGACACGAAGGACGCAGATACCAAAGATAACTCAAAAGAGGGGCAATTCAACGAAACACATCAGCAGAAACTCGACAGTATCAATACTACCGAAGCCCTGAAACAATATTGGGAAGCAAACCAATTCCTAGGATCAGCGTTTGGAAAAGCAATAACAGCACGAAAGAAACAGATTGAAGATATTGAAAACGCCACAAAAGACGTATGATAATACACGACGCAACCGAAGAGGTAGATGAACAACCCCCAGAACGCGATGAGATTGAGGAGAACGTACCCAACGATGAGCCAAATAAAACAGATTTTTCATTAAAACTAGACTTATGGAGCTGATAAAAGACAGTGTAAATAGCATAGTAGAGGCAATTTCTGACATGGACTTGCCACAAAAAGTAGAGTCCTTAAACTATATCCGGGCAGCTCTTCACAAAGTGAGTCCGTTCAAAGATGAGCCTGTAGACAATATTCGGTGGGTTCGTAATGAGGAGGTAGTGGCAAATGACTACAACCCAAACAGTGTAGCTACACCAGAGATGAAGTTACTTAAGTTATCTATCGAGGAAGATGGGTACACCCAACCAATAGTTACATGGTCCAAGGATAGTCAATTTGAAGTTGTTGATGGATTCCATAGAACAAGGGTATGTAAGGAATATGAGGATATAAAGGCCAGGGTACATGGGTATATTCCAATTGTTGTGGCAAATGAGGATAGGCTCGACAGGGGAGATAGAATAGCGTCAACCATAAGACACAACAGAGCTAGGGGTAAACATGGCGTGGATTCAATGTCTGACATTGTTGTTGAGCTGAAGAGAAGAAACTGGAGTGATAAAAAGATAGGTGAAAAATTGGGTATGGATCAAGACGAGGTATTGCGACTTACACAAATAACTGGATTGATAGAGATGTTCCGTGATAGGGAGTTTTCTAATGCGTGGATACCAGAGGAGCTAAAAGAAGGATATGAACAAATCGATTAAAAAAATATACCACCCATATTGGATGTGGGAGGAAAATAAATACTGCATTTGGGACAATAAAAGCAATGAAGGAGTCCAAACAAGGAAGGCCTTTAAGGTTATGAGTAATATGAACGTGTGGGAACAGTGGATGAGGAAAGTAACAAAGGAGTGGAAATATTCGTGTGAACATAATCTTTCAGGGTCAGGTGTTGGGCGAAGATCGTGGCTAGGGTGGGCCGCTGTAGCGTATGCCACAAGTGTACCTAGTGATATTACAAGAATAGCGTGGGGAGGATTAAGCAGGCAGCAACAAGAAAATGCGAATATGATAGCAACAAAAATAATAAAAGATTGGGAATCAAACTATGCCAAAAATATACATAGATAAAGATGTCTACACCGCCGGTGTAGAGAGAGTGTCTTATACATTTGATAATTTTGAAAATATATATGTATCATTCTCTGCAGGGAAAGACAGTACTGTGATGTTGCATATGGTAGCCGATGAGGCAAGGAGAAGGAACCGAAGGTTTGGAGTATTATTGGTTGACCTTGAAGGACAATACAGATTAACGATAGACCACGCAGAAGAAATACTAAAAAAGTACGAAGATGTAGTCGATATATATTGGGTGTGCCTTCCGATTGCATTAAGAAACGCTGTCAGCGTGTATGAGCCTAAATGGATATGTTGGGATGAGGACAAAAAAGACGATTGGATAAGGACACCCCCAGAGGGTGCTATAACAGATATTTCACACTTCGAATTCTTCAAGAAGGGTATGGAGTTTGAAGAATTTGTACCGCTGTTTGGCGAGTGGTACGCCAAAGGAGAATCATGTGCATGTATGGTTGGCATAAGAACAGATGAAAGTCTAAACAGATACAGAACAATAGCGAGTAACACAAAAACAAAGTGGGAAGATAAGCCATTTACGACAAAGGTTACAGATAATGTATATAATGTTTACCCTATTTACGACTGGAAAACAGAGGACATTTGGACTTACCATGCAAAGAACGGGGACAGGAGGCATAATGAATTATATGAACTCATGCATAAGGCTGGTGTCTCTCCCTCTAACCAGAGAATTTGTCAACCTTACGGAGATGACCAAAGAAGGGGATTGTGGCTATTCCACCTTATTGAACCCTATACATGGTCAAAGGTAGTCGCTAGGGTGAATGGTGCTAATTCTGGTGCACTATACGTTCAAGAAACAGGCAACATAAACGGGTATCACAAAATAAAGAAGCCAGAAGGTCACACATGGAAAAGTTTTGCTACGATGTTTTTAGAGTCGCTTCCGCCAGCAACGAAAGAACACTATGAAAATAAAATACTACTTTTTAGGAAGTGGTGGATAGAGAGAGGATACGCTCCCGACATACCAGATGAAGCCGACTATCAACTAGAAATGAAAAGGGATGTCCCTTCATGGAGAAGGGTGTGTAAAACACTTCTTAGGAATGACTACTGGTGTAAGGGATTAGGTTTTAGCCAACATAAAAGCGATGCGTACAAAAAGTATCTCGAACTAATGAGGGCCAGGAGGGAAAAGGAAGAATATAATATATGATAGTACACGATGTAGTTCAGGGTTCTGAGGATTGGTTCGCTTGCAGGATCGGTAGAATGACCGGATCACATGCTCAAGAAATCAGTGCAAACGGTAAGGGGCTCAACACCTACATTTACAAGATACTAGCAGAAAAGTCATCTGCCGAAAGAGAAAGCTATACCAATGAACACATGCAAAGAGGAAATGAACTAGAACCTGTGGCACGAGGCATTTACGAGCTAGCCATGAATACACAAGTAAAAGAGGTTGGATTCATTGAGCATGACGAGTATTCAGGGTGCAGTCCAGATGGGTTGATAGATGAGGACGGGGGTATTGAGATCAAATGCCCCTCCGATCCCGTATACTCCAGGGTGCTGATAAACCGGAGGCCTGATTCAAAGTATGCTTGGCAATGCCAGATGGCTATGATGATAACAGGGCGTAAATGGTGGGATCTGGTGTACTTCAACCCGAACTTTGAACAGTCCATGACCACGTTCCGTTTAGAAGCGGACGAGGAAAAGCATGAGAA